ATATGATATAGCTAATAATAGTAAAAAACATTATGCTTCAAAAGCTAAGAAATATGAAAGGAAAGCTGCTAAATATAAAAGATAGGAGAAGAATAGTCATGTGGGAGTATAATGAAACAAGTAATTTACTTGGTACTTCTTTATATCATAGTACCGATGAATTATACCATTATGGCGTTCTTGGTATGAAATGGGGAGTAAGAAAAGAATACAAACCAGTAAATAATAAAAAAGATAATAAAAAAGATGATAAAAAAGAAAATTCAAATAAAGGGTTAACTAAAAAACAAAAAGTATTAATTGGTATAGGCGCTGCAGCTACCGTTACAGCTTTAAGTGTTATTGCATATAAAAAAATAAAAGACATAAAGAAAGAATATAATGCACCATTAAAAATCGATAAAAAAACTGGTTTACCATTATTTACTCATTCTCAATCAGATAAAGAAATTTTAAAAGGTGTAAATCCAGGTAATGCCGCTCTTTTTGGAGAAAAAAGAAATTTTAAAATATTTACTGGAGGAAATACAAATTGTCAAGTATGTACTGCAGCATATGATATGCGTAAAAGAGGATTCGATGTTAAAGCCAAACCGTTTAAAAATAGTTTTAGCACTAATGAATTATATAAAGAATTATATACGAATTATAATTATAATAAACCTAAAAGATTATATTTTAAAAAAGGGCATTCAATATTTAATGATAATACTTCCGATGATATGATAAAACAAATAAACAAAGCTTGTTTTTGGTATCCTAATGGTGCTAGAGGTAATATTACAAATACTTGGGTTGGTTTAAAACCTAGCGGTCATAGTATGATTTGGGAAAAACAGCATGGTAAAATAATATTTAAAGATGCTCAAACCAATCAAGTATATAAAGATTTTAAAGATATTTTACGAGTATCAAAAGGATCTATATCTATAACTAGAACTGATAATTTGAAAATTAATCCTAGTGCTGTTAAAAAATACATGTTTGTTGATAATGATACCAAAATTTTAGTTGATAATTCATTAGATATTGCTAAAAATTTAACATTAAAAGCCGCTGGAGCAGGTTTGTTAGCGTATGACATACATGGGATACATGAGATTAACAAAATTTATAAAGATAAACGTAACAAAAAGGATGGTGTAAATAATGACCGTTAATGAATTAAAAAGTATACAAATATTAAAGAACAAAGTTAATGTAATACCTAAAGCAATAACAAACTATAATGGTTTTTATTTAATAATGGTTGACGATATATCAGACGAATATGATTCATATTATATAGTTAATGTTGATACTGAAGATATTGTAAAATGGTCTCCAGCATATGATTTAGAAGGTTATTCAAATATAATTAAAAATAATTTGTTTAAAAGAATATGAGTAAGGAGGTGAGACTAATGTGGAAATATAACAATACAAATAATATGTATTCTCCGGAATTATATTATAGTGCTGATGAGTTATACCATTATGGTATTCTTGGTATGAAATGGGGTCAACATAGAATGCAACGTTTGAAAGACAGACAACAATCTATGTTAAGTAAAAACAATATTAATAAAAAATATATTAAAACATCCAACAAAATATATCTTCATGAGCAAAAACAAAAACTAAAAGATGCTAAAAAACGTAAAGATATTGTTGATACTATTCATATGAAAAATCGTATAAAAGAATTTAAATTTACAAAAAACAATACTTCTGACATGAATGGAAATATGTTTAAGTCTGTTTATAAAGTAAAGAAAGGTACCAAACAAGGAGAAGCAATAAACACTATTACTTGGCAGTCACAATATGGAAAACGAAAAGCTAAAAATGTTTTAAGGACTGCTGGTTCAATAGGTGTTTCTGCTTTAGCTACTTCTCCAATTTGGTATCCAAAAGCTAAAGAAGGAATAAAATATTTAAAGAAAAATAAAATAATAAAAATTAATTATGATTTAGGTTCTGGTTCTTTAAATGTTTTAGGAAGAGAAAGATAATAGAAACGGAGGTATAAATTATGGAACTCACATTTGGTGAAAGAATCAAGAATGCTTGGAATGCTTTCGTAAATCGTGAACCTATTACTAACCGTGGCGGATATAATTATGGTACATATTCAAGACCTGATCGTGTTCGCTTAACTAGAGGTAATGAGCGATCAATAGTAACCTCTGTTTTAAATAGGATAGCAATGGATATAGCAGCTATTAATATTAAACATTGTAAAGTTGATGAAGAAGGTCGATTCAAAGAAGAGATTAATTCTACATTAAATAATTGTTTAACATTAGAAGCTAATATCGATCAGTCTTCACGTGCATTGATACAGGATATTGTGTTAACAATGTTTGATGAAGGATGCGTAGCATTAGTACCTGTTGATACTAGTGAAAATCTATTGAACACTAATTCTTATGATATAATAACTTTAAGAGCTGGGAAGATTACCCAATGGTATCCAACAACTGTTAAAGTATTATTATATAATGACAGAACTGGAAAGAAGGAGGAAATAATTTTACCTAAATCAAAGATAGGTATTATTGAGAATCCTTTATATGCAGTAATGAATGAACACAGTTCAACATTACAACGTCTAACTAGAAAATTATCTTTGTTGGACAGCATAGATGAACAATCTGGTTCTGGCAAATTAGATCTCATCATCCAATTGCCTTACGTGGTCAAATCAAATGCTAGAAAAGAACAAGCAAATGAAAGACGTAATGAGATTGAGCGACAATTGGCCGGATCTAAGTATGGTATAGCATATACCGATGGTACTGAGAAAATTACACAGTTAAATCGTCCAGTTGAAAACAACTTGATGAAACAGATTGAATATCTAACGAGTATGCTTTACAGCCAGTTAGGTATCACTCAGGAAATCATGAATGGAACAGCTAACGAAGAAACTATGCTTAATTATTATTCACGTACCATAGAACCTATTGTTAGTGCTATAACTTTAGAAATGAAACGAAAGTTTCTAACTAAAACAGCACGAACACAAGGTCAAAGCATTATGTTCTTTAGGGACCCATTTAAGCTTGTACCGGCTAAGGAATTAGCTGAACTAGCTGACAAATTTACTCGTAATGAAATTCTTACATCTAATGAATTTAGAGGCATAATAGGTTACAAGCCAAGTTCTGATCCTAGAGCAGACGAGCTTCGTAATAGTAATCTAAATCATCCTGATGAAATGGTGGCTCAACCTCCTCCAGAAATGTCAGATGAACCACTAGAAGATGAAGAAATTCAAAATGGAGAAAATGATTATGCCCCTGACGTTGAAGATCCAAATTATCAAGCTGAGATATTTGACACTTTAACAGATGAACAAAAAGATGCTGTGTATTATGTTATAAACCAGATCTTAGAAGATGAGCAATAAACAGAAGGGAGGTAATTCGTAATGGATTACGATTTTAGTGGTTGGGCTACCAAAAATAATATTGAATGTTCCGATGGTAGAACAATCATGAAAGATGCTTTCAAAGATAATGATGGTCAAAAAGTACCATTAGTTTGGAATCATCAACATGACGACCCTAATGAAGTTCTTGGTCATGCATTACTTGAGAATAGAGCCGATGGTGTCTATGCTTATTGTAAATTTAATGACACAGAATCAGGTCAAACTGCCAAATCTCTAGTGCTTAATGGTGATGTAGATAAATTATCGATTTACGCCAACAAGCTTAAGTCAAACATGAATAAAGTTGTTCATGGTTGTATAAGAGAAGTTAGTTTGGTTTTAGCTGGTGCTAATCCTGGTGCCTATATAGATTCTGTTGTTGTACATAGCGACGGTGCCGAGGACGAGGAAGAGGGTATTATTTATACTGATGAAAAAATCAGTGTTGTTATGGAACATTCAGATGATAAAACTGAGGATAAGGAGGAAGCAAAAATGAACGAAAACTCAGAAGAAAAGAAAGAAACACTTGAACATGCTGATGGAGAAAAAACTGTTCAAGAAGTATTTGATACTCTTACTGATGAACAAAAAGATGTTGTTTATGCTATCATCGGTCAAGCAGTAGAAGATGCTAAAAATGAAGTCGACGAAGACGAAGAAGAGGAAGAAGGAGAGGAAGATAATATGAAACATAACGTATTCGATAACGATAATAAAGAAGAAGTTCTAGCTCATTCAGAATTTGTAAGCGCTGCTATAGCTGACGCTAAAAAATACGGTTCAATGAGAGAAAGCTTCATTGCTCATGCAGAAGCAGAAGGATTAGAATGGGGAAAAAATAACGATTTTACACCATTATTCCCAGATGCAACTAATATCGATCGTGAACCAAGAATGGTTGAAAAAGATAATAGTTGGGTTGCTAAAGTAATGGCTCAAGTTAAACATTCACCTTTCTCTAGAGTTAAAAATACTTTAGGTAGAATGGATGAAACTACAGCTAGAGCTAAAGGATATATTAAAGGATCTAAGAAAGCTAATATTCAAATGGCTGTATTAAATCGTGTTACTACACCAACTACTGTATATATTAAGAATGATATTGATAGAGATGATGTAATTGACATTACTGATTTCGATATAGTTGCTTGGCAAAAACGCGAAATGCGTAAACAATTAGACAAGGAATTAGCTTTAGCATTCTTATTAGGTGATGGTAGAGATGTATCTGATCAATATAAGATCAATGAACAAAACATTAGACCAGTTGTATCAGATGACGATTTATATACTATCAAATATGCTGTTACTGAAGGTGTTGATTACAACAATAAAAATAACAGTCATAGTGAAAATGATTCTATCGCAAAAGGTATTATCCGTGCAGCTTTAAAAGCTCGTAAGAATTATAAAGGATCAGGAAAACCAACTTTCTATACTACAGAAGATGTGCTAACTGATATGTTATTAATCGAAGACCAAAATGGTAGAGTTATTTATGATTCAGTTGATAAATTAGCTACTGCTTTAAGAGTTGATGAAATCGTAACTATTCCTGAAATGGAAAGCAGAAATGATATATATGGTATTATCGTTAACCTAAACGATTATACAGCTGGTGCTGATAAAGGTGGATCTGTAAACATGTTCGATGATTTCGATATTGATTACAACCAAATGAAATATTTAATGGAAACTAGATGTTCAGGAGCTTTAACTGTTCCATATTCAGCAATAGTATTAAAGAAAGCTGGAGCTTCTAGCAAAGAAGATAACGAACAAATCGGAGGTTAATTTAAATATATAAGGAGGAATTCTAATGGCTAAATTTTATGGGAAGATCGGTTTCTTAGATACCACAGAAACAGAACCTGGTGTTTGGGAAGAAACATATATAACAAAATCTTATTATGGTGATTTAGTTAGAAATAATAGTCGATGGAAATCATCTGATAAATTAAACGATGATATAACCATAAATAATAGTATAAGTATAGTTGCCGACCCATATGCCAGTGAGAATTTCCAAAAGATGAGATATGTAGAATTCTTGGGTACTAAATGGAAGATTGAATCAGCTGAAGTTCAGTATCCTAGAATTATTCTATCAATAGGGGGTGAATGGCATGAACAAACGACTTGATCTACATAATAAATTAGTTGAGTTATTTGGTAATAATCATGTTTATTATCAACCTCCAGAAAATCTTAAGATGGAATATCCATGTATAAGATACTCTAAAAGTAATATTACCAGTCGACACGCTGATAATATAAAATATGTCAATAAAAATAGATATGAAATAATGATTATTGACAAACACCCCGATAATGCTGTCATAGAGAAGATATTGGAACTACCTTTATCTTCTTATGATAGACATTATACTGCTGATAATTTAAATCACGATGTGATTAGACTATATTATTAAAATAAGAAGGAGGAATAAATATATGCCTAAAATAAAATGGGATCAAGCAGGAGAAAGACTTTACGAAACAGGTGTTAGTAAAGGTGTTCTTTATCCTTATGCTAATAATAAATATGGCAATGGTGTGGCTTGGAATGGTCTTACTAACGTTAGTGAATCTCCAGAAGGAGCTGAAGCTACTCCATTATATGCTGATAATATTAAATATCTTAATTTAATGTCTACTGAAGAATTTAAAGCTACTGTAGAGGCTTATACTTATCCAGATGAATTTGCAGCTTGCAATGGTGAGCAAGAATTAGCAGCTGGTGTATCTATTGGTCAACAAAAACGTAGTACTTTTGGTATGGCTTATCAAACTAAAATCGGTAATGATGTAGATTCGGATCTTGGTTATAAGATTCATTTAATTTATGGTGCTTTAGCTGCTCCAAGTGAAAAAGCTTATGCTACTGTAAATGATAGTCCAGAAGCTATTACTTTTTCTTGGGAGTTATCAACTACTCCAGTTGAAGTAACTGGTTTCAAACCAACCGCTTCACTAGTAATTGATTCTACTAAAGTTAAATCTGATGCTTTAACTAGATTAGAAGCAGCTTTATATGGTACTGATGGTGAACAAGGTTCAACTGCTAGATTACCATTACCAGATGAAGTATTAAGCATTATCAATGGTAAATCAGAAAATATCGGTGGATAATATAATAATATAATTAAAAACGTATAAAAGAGGGTATTGAGCGCTTAATCAACATACCCTCTTTTTTAAAATTGAAAGGAGAATATTAAATGATAGCAAAAACAGTAAAATATCAAGATTACAATGGAAATGATTGTGAAGACAAATTTTATTTTAATTTAACAAAAGCAGAATTAACTGAAATGGAATTAGGTATCGATGGAGGATTAGCTGAACACATTAAAAAAGTTATAGCAGCTAATAATGGTGAAGAAATTATTAATGTTTTTAAGAAATTAATACTTAAATCTTATGGTGTAAAATCAGAAGATGGAAAGAGATTTAGAAAAACTAATGATAATGGCGTACCTCTTTCAATAGAGTTTTCAGAAACACCAGCGTATTCTGCATTATTCATGGAATTAGCTACAGATGATAAATCTGCTGCTGAATTTGTTAATGGTATTGTTCCATCTGATTTAGCTGATGCTGCTAAAGCTGAGGTTGCTAAAGAAAATGCTAAAAATAATAGTTAAACCAAAAGAGCTTTGGGATGAAATAAATGAAGAATTTATAACAAATAATAAAGAAACTGTTTTACAATTAGAACATTCATTGGTTTCTGTATCTAAATGGGAGTCAAAATATTGTAAACCATTTTATGCAAGAGATGAGAAACAGGCTATTAAGACCGATGAAGAAATATTATATTATATCAAGTGTATGACAATAACTCAAAACGTTGGAGATGAAGTTTATAAAAGTTTAAGCAATGAAAACATAAAATCTATAAAAGATTATATAGATGCTCCAATGACCGCTACCACTTTTAGTAATTTAGATAGAAATAGTAGAAATAGAGAGGTTATAACATCTGAATTGATATATTATTGGATGATAGCTTTAAACATACCAATGGAATGTCAAAAATGGCATCTTAATCGATTATTAACTTTAATTAGAATATGTAATATTAAAAACACACCACCTAAAAAAGTTAGTAAACGAGACTTAGCTAGTAAATATGCAGCTCTTAATGCTGCTAGAAGAAAACAATTCCATACTAATGGATAATTATGTCTGAAATCACAATTATCTGTTTGATATAGGTAATTGTGCTTTTGATATAATTTATAATAGTAAAAAGGAGGTATAGCATGATTAGTTTTAGACAAAAAGGAGATTTTAAGAAGTTAAACTCCTATTTGGAAAGACTAGAAGAAGTTATAAAGTTGGGAAAATTAAATAAATATGGAGAAAGAGGGGTTTCTGCTTTATCTTCTGCTACACCAGTTGATACAGGATTAACTGCGAGTTCGTGGCAATATAGTATAAATAGAGAAAAAGATTCCGTATCAATATCTTTTGAAAATACAAATATTAACAACGGAGTATCAATTGCTATATTATTACAATATGGACATGGCACAAGAAATGGTGGATATGTTCAAGGAAGAGATTACATAAATCCAGCAATACAACCGTTATTCGATCAAATAGCCGAAGAGGCATGGAAGGAGGTTACTAGAGTATGAGTGCTACTATAGATCAAAAAGTAGTAGAGATGCGATTTGACAATAAAGATTTTGAAAAAAACACACATCAAACAATGTCTACATTAGAAAAATTAAAACAATCTTTAAAATTAAATGGTGCCACTAATGGGTTAGAAGAAGTACAAAAATCAGCAAATCGTTTGTCCTTTGCTAACATAGAAAACAGCCTAACTTCTTTGGAACGTCGTTTTTCTACGATGGGTATAGTAGGAATGACTGTTATCCAGAATCTAACATCATCGTTAATGGGTTATGTAGCTAGACTGTCTAATTTCGTAACTGGAGGAATAATACAAGGAGGTTTCAACAGGGCTCGTAATCTTGAAAATGCTAGATTCCAATTAAAAGGTTTATTAAAAGACGCTTCAGCAGTTGAAGCAGTAATGAAAGATGTTAATTATGGTGTTGAAGACACTGCTTATACTTTAGATGCAGCAGCCAATGTTGCTGCTCAATTAGCCGCTTCAGGAATGAGAGCTGGAGATGGCATGAGAACCGCGTTAAGAGGTATTTCTGGTGTTGCCGCTATGACTAATAGTAGTTATGAGGATATAGGTAGAATATATACTCAAGTTGCTGGTCAAGGACGTCTTATGGGTGA